ATCATCTAACCCTTTGAAAATGAAAATAGAGCCGTTAGGGAGCTCTATTTCAAAGTCTGATCTGTTTATCCTGCAATATGAATAAAACCCGCTGGATTGCAAATGTGAGATCATCAGGGACCATATGCTGTGCTTGATAGTGTTCTGTATCTTTCTGACTACAAGTATCTTTCTCTTGCTGTTTAAAGCCTTCAGCAATACTTTTTGAGTTGCACCGTAACTCTTACCAGATCCGGCACCACCCATGTATACCTCCGTTCTGTGGGTATAATCGGATATGCCTTCATACACCCAATCATTGAAGATCCGGGGATTAAGCCTTCTCGCCATCTATAAACCAGTCCGTTTCTATCCGTTTGACTTCAACCTTGTCAATGTACTGGCCATCCATCTTATTCAGCAAATCCAGGGCTTTGAGCTTATCAGCTGTTGTGATCTTTTCACCCTTAATAACACTTGTAAGCCATCTTTTTCTCTCTACAGCAGTCAGGATCGACTCGTCCTCTGCCTTTTTCAGAAGTTCCTGATACCTTGTCTGAACCTTGTCTGTTTTTAAAAGATTACTTGCTTTGGAATCAACGCTTTCACCCTTCCATTTAGCAGCATTTGGATAGGCTTCAATGTATGCCTGCCTCTGGCTGTTTCCCTTGACTAAGGATGCTACAAAGATCTCCTGCTTTGGTGTCAGCATACATTCCCTCCTTTCAAGGCATAAAGAAAGGAGCGTTTCCGCTCCGGCTGCCATGTTGTCCACATACAATATAACATAGGTAGGGGTTAACAGGGTTAACAACTTTGACTTTTAATATACCTTTTGACTATCAGGAAGGCAGTTTCTTTGTTTTGACTGTTGCAGCATTTGATTGCTGTTTGTCTCCAGGTATATCCAAGTAAATAGTGGTATCTGATAATAGCCTTCACTTGGCTATCATCTACTTCATCAATCCATTGCTCAATACGTACAACCTCTTCCAGAAGCATTTTCTTTTTTTCAAGTAGCCTTGTACGCAGTTGCCACATTCTGTTTACCCAGGCCTCTGTGGGATTCCCTGGGACTCTTATTGAAGATCCATTGCTTAAAACATCGAAAGGGTTCTGTGCGCTTGGAATCGTCCCCCACTTTTCCAAGTCTTTTATTTGCTCTTCAATGGACCTTATTTCATTTCTCAGGCCGGTAATCCGTCCCAGGTCTTCCATTCTCATAGCTGTCTACCTCCTGAACCAACATGGCCGTTTTCCTTAGATCAGCAATATAACATCTATGTATTATGGAAATAACTTCTTTATACTATCAATACACGTAGTAGTAATATCTGTAAACTTATGCTCATCGACTGTGTTTTTGAATTTAATCTTCACTGAAGAAGATAATTCGTCAGTTTCCAGATAACTGATATCGTCCAGATTTATGTAAACTACATCACCAACAATATCTTCCAACTTCAACATTTTATTCTTGGTCATACAGTTTCACCAGCTTTGCAATTTGAAGTTTCAGCATTCCGTTTTCAGCTTCCAACTTTTCAATATAACTGACTATCCGGTTAACTAATTCGACGCTCATTTCACCATTGTGATATAACTGGTTCAGCGCTTTTTGAATCTCAGGCCTCATTTTCTTCCTCCCAATCTGCGACCATTTTTAAGACATCATCTTCCCAAAAGTGCCAATAACAATCAATTAAGTCTTTTGATGCTTTGTGGCTTGCATAGTTCTTTATCCACTCAATAGGAATTGCTTTGACTACCGTAGCACGTTTCTCAATTCGTTCCATTATACTGTAACAAGCCCTCAACACCGCCTGTTGTTCATCGTGTGGAAGGTCGTCAGCATCCCACATCACATCAACAATAATGGTGCGTACTTTGTCAGCATCAATTAGTCTCATTTTCTTTCTCCTAATTCTTCCTAATTCTTCCTAACTTCATACTCTTTACGAAATGATTTTTTAAGCACAAAGCACTCGTTGCTTACAAAGCCTGGACATTCGACAGGTTCCTCACCAATAAACCCTGCATCATATTCGCAATAACCGCATACGGTATCGTCGCCATGTATCTCTCTTACATATCGGCAGAGTTCTTCAAATTCTTTTAACAAGTCATTCACTGTCTTTGCCATTTTCTTCCCTCTCATCAGCAAAGCCACTACCTGTAACTTTAATTAGTTTTTCTTCTATTTCCCTTAACGATTTCAACCCCATATTTTTAACTCTCGTTATTTCACTTTTAGTCTTGCCTTGCAGTTCTTCTATCGTTTGAATATTTGCACGTGCCAATAGATTATATGCTCTTACTGATAAATCTAGTTCTTCAATATTAGCATCTTTTGAATGTATTGCTCTCATTGTTTTAGCAATGATATTGTAGCAATCGTCACAAATTGCAAAATAACGTTCTCCAATATGAAGCTCTCTTTTCTCTGCCAACTTCTCATCAATTACATATTCTTCCGATATTTCTTTTCCGCATAAATCACAGTAGTATTTAACTTTTCTCATTTTCTTTCTCCCATTTATTGTGCTTTTCCAAAACCATCTTCCCTGATGATATAAGCATTAACTAATTTGTGCATACAGTCTATAGGAGTATTAGCGCATGTTTCACCTTCGTGATACCAGCAAAAATATCCATCGCCAGAGTTATTTGGCCTTTTAACCTTACCTAGTTCATACTTGTCGCCATTGACATAAATAAAATATTCACCGTTCTTAAACTGTTTCATTTTCTTTCTCCTAATAATCGAACATCATAAGCACAAATGATAAAAATAGTAATGTAATACCAACAATTGCTAACCACTTACTCACTTCTTCCATTTTCTTTCTCCCACGTATGTATGATTTTATTCACGATCAAGCATATTACTGCCGACCAATTCTTCTTGGTTATATCAAGATATTTTCTGCATAACCACTCGACAGGAATTGCCTTATTGTCTTTCATTCAAATAAATCTCCTATATAGACAATGAGGTAAATTATCATCGCTATTGTCACTGCAATAAACAGAATTGCGAGTGTCCACAGAATCACTGTTATTGCCAAGTTCATTTGCTCTCCTTCCTGTGTTTCTTCACGATCAGGTACAATGTGACATAGCATATCACCATACCCACAATCACACCAAGTAAAAACCAAATAACATTACTCATCACATTCTCCTCCTTACGTCAGGGCGAATTCTTTTTTCCAGCTCTTAACAAAGTTCATAACAGCATCATTTGGCTTGCTATTGTGAAACGCATATACCTGCCTGACATTTTTGTTCTTCAGTTCCAGCGTTACATACGACTTATCCGGACGTGAACACTGTCTGATAAAGAATATTGCTGTAATACCTTTTGCATAGTTCTCAGCATACGTCCTTACGCAGTTATTCATCTGTTTACTTTCTTCAATAAGCTCATCACAACTCTCTGCTGGTCTGATCAGCAGATCTCCATCAGTGAACTGATATTTTATCAATTGAGCATATTGCTCTTTTATCAATGCATTTGTTTTTGCATCTCGAACTTCTTTAACCTTTTTCCACGCTTCATCATGAGCCTGATCCAGATTATCTGGGAACAGATACTTTCTCTCATGCAGCGGATACCCTAATTCTTTCCGGAACGTAAGATAGTCATTGTAGAATCTCGCCTTGTAGAAAGCTTGACCGTGAAGATACTCACACATCCGCAATTCCATGCCCTTTGGTGCAAACTTTAGCATGGACAAGGCTTCTTTGTTGCTGTAGACATCCGCTATTGCATCTGCATCCTCTTCTGTCTTCACATAAGACTTCCTGCAGGCCATCAGATGGTAATAACTCTTACCCTTCAGGTATTCCACCCACTTAGGTTTCACCTTCAGGATCTTATCCAGGCTCTTCTCATTGGTGTTCAGGCATCTGATGCATGTTACAAATGTCGAATATCCAGCCTTGCATAACAGTTCCACCTTTGGCTCTCTCATATAGATCTGTATGTACTCCCAAAAGTTTATATTTGCTTCTGATTGATACCATGCACAATATGGAAAATACTTATCAATCACTACATCCATATTGAGGATCTTTCCGATAAACGGTCCCCCGTTTTTATTTTGGCCCCAGTATCGGTAGGCGCCTTTAGACGTCCATTTTGCGCCATGGTCATGTACCCATCCGCCCATACATCTGTACTCTGTGTGACATAACATCGGAGTCTCATTTGCAAACTGCCTTCTAATCTCAGCAACAGTAACAGATCCGTTCTTATACTTCCTGATGGCAAACGTCCTGCAGAGAAACCTTTTCCCTATCTTCTGGATCCAGCTGACTGATACGTCATTGCTATAAGGCACATATCCTTTCTTTGTGAATTCTTTTGCATACTTACTTACTTCTACCGGTACTCCAAGTTTCAGATCTTCACAGGAAGTCAAAGAGTGACATCTGCTCATCGTTTTCCACCTTCTTTTCCACCGTTTTCTTTGGCTTTGGCTTTTCTGTCTTTACCGGTTCTTCAGCCAGAGGTTCTACTCTAGGCTCTACTCCATTGTAGAAGTCAACAGCCCACTGAAACACCTCAGTATCAGCGATGCACGCACAGCCTCCTACAGCCTTTTTTCTGGCCAGCTCCTTAATCTTACTCATGCATTCGCTTAACGGCCTCTGCGTGGCCTCTATTTGGCTCCAGTGATTGTCTGCAGAGTACTTCTTCAAGTAGTCAGCGATTATCTGCTCGTTTTTATCCTTAGCTTTCAGCAATTCATCTATCGTCATTTCATCTTTCCTTTCTTCTGTACCGCAAGTCATGCAACTGCTCTTTAGTGAATTCTATCTCTCTGAATCGTTTGTTGATATCTCCGATACAATTCTTATCTGATGCCAGTTGGTACAGTCTTGTGGCTATTTTAAGTGCCTTCCTCTCACTTATCCAAATCCACTTATGGTGTAGGCTTTTGAACAATACCATATCGGCACATCATCTCCCTGTCTACATCTTTTATCGTAATTGGACTGACACCTCTTTCCTTGAGTCTTGCTAATGCTGCTTTTCTCTTTAAAAGTCTTTCATGCATCCACTCACCATCTTTTCCGAATACCTCTCGATATATCTTATTCATATCGTTCACCCTTGATTCTTTTCTGAGTTCAAAGTCTGGTATTCTTGATGAATTTGTTTCCGTTTTCTGTTTGAAAACTTCTTCATATTTGTCGACTAATCTTCGCCAGTTAGTCACTTCCTGATCAACATATTTATTCCAGAATTCCCTTAGATTGAAGGTATACTGCTTGGAATCATAGTATTCTTTAAGCATCTTAGGGTCCGGTAAACCAGCCACAGCACACACCACCTTTCTTTTTATATATAGATTTCTTTGATTTTCTCTTTGCTTGTTTTCTTTCTTTCCAACTTACATTCGTTTCTGCTGCTTATAGCACTATCTATATTGAGTAGTTCTTACTTCTTCTTTCTCAAAAGAGGAAATGCGTGACATTTGCGTGACCTGTCACGTGACATTACCGTGACATGTCACACTTTTGTCTTGCCCTTTGTCTCTGCTTTCTGATGCGGTTATCTTCCTTCACATCATCCAGAGATTTCACATTCTGGTACTTCTCCCAATTGATGATAGTAAGGAACCCTTCGGTGTTACCAAGCATCTCCAACTCATACATTGCAGCAATGGCACTCTCCATCGTTCTCGCCTGACACCCGGTATAATCAGCTAGGTCAGCAATAGTATATGGAATCCCTTCAGCAAACTGTATCAGACCGTTTTCGTTAGTTCTGCCGGCCAATGTCAGAAGACAGATCCAGATCCAAGGAAACTCTTTGTTCTTCCTTTTCAACTTGCGAATCTTCTCATCCCTGGGAGTGTTGACTGACAGTTTTATCCATCCAACCTCTTTCATCAGCTACTCTCCCAAGACTGTCTTTAATTCTGTGATTTCCTCTCCTAAGACCATCTGACCGTCTAAGCCGGCTTTTCTCCGCATGGCCCATGTCCTTTTCAGACCGGCGAAATGGCTCTTAAATCGCCTCTGTATGTATTTCTCGGCATCTTCTTTATCAGCGATCTTATATCCTCTGGGGCAGGATGCTACCAGTAGATATTCTCCAGGAGGCTGATTGTTAATAGCCTTGATATCATTCCTTATTTGGTGATATGCCGTAGAATTGTGTTCGCTCATTCTCTCAGCATACCTCGGATAATACTCGTGAAGATCCTTGCAGATCTCCTCTTTGGTAATGTAGTGTTGTGTGACAACCGCTTTTCTAAGCAGATATTCATAAAGCTTTTGCTGTTTTTCTGTTAACATTGTTCTTCCTCTTCTTTCTTCTTCTGAAGCAGAAGCTAAGCCTCGACCCTAATCTGTTGAAACTTCGGGAAAGGAGAAATCCATATTATGACAATCGCAATGGAGTCTCAGCCCAGCTCCTGCTATATGCAAGCGTCCCACCGATTGTTAATCTCGAGGTGGTTTAATGAGTCTTTCTATTTACTGGATAAATTGGGATTGTAGTAGGACGCTACATATCTTTTTTAAAGTCCCGAGTCTGCGAAGAATGCATCTTCGAATGATAATGGCTCCTCTTCGGTCTCAGGTTCCTTGATCGGTTCTTTTTCAACCTTTGGAACCTCTTTTACCTCGACAGGCTCAACTGTAATAACTTTTGCTGTTTCATCAATGTCTGAACTGTCAACATACGTGGGTTTTCCATCTTCGCTGATGGTAGTCATATCGTTGATCATTGCTGTCTGCATCTTGATGCTCATGATTCCCCACTTGCTGATCAGCTGCCTCAGCATCGTTTTATACGCCATACCGTCAAAGTCTTTTTCCCAGAAGGTATAACCCTTCTTAGCAGCATAGCCTTTTGAATATCTCAAAGCATGGGCTTCCATCTTTGATTTGCTCCAGTAAATGGCCTTTCTGAATCCATTTACCAATTCGAACATTGCGTAATATCCGATTGTCGGTGTCTTTTCTCTGACTAATTCGTCTTCGATAAGATTTACTTCTATTTCTTCTGTCAGTGGGTTGAACTTTATCAGTTCCCCCTGTTTGATTGCTACAACGTTAATGTGTTTGTATTGACCGGATCTAATTGCCAACTGGATGTATCCTTTATATCCCATCTGAAACTGAGCGTTCTTTGCTCCGGTCTTCCCATCAGCATAAGGCACCATATAGTAATGACCCAATTGTGGGCTTGGAGATAATTCCAGGCTCTCTCCCAGCAACGCAGCACTGATGATTGTTGCCGGTGTGCATTCTGATAATGCCGGATTAGTTCCTACAGCACTGATAACGGATGCTGTGAATCCTTTAGCCTTTGTGGCATCCCCCAATGTACTGATGATGTTTTTCTGATATAGATCTGATTTGATTACTGCCTGAAACTGTGGTTTCTTATTGGCTGTTAAACTGTTTGCTACTGCCATTTTCTATGCCCTCCCGTATTTGATACCATTAGCCTTCATATATTCGCCTAGAGCCTTTAATTGCTCTCTGGTGCAGGATACTCTGAATGCTATCGTTATGAGTTCAGGCTCTTCTGCCTTGATCTGTCCGATAGCCACAGGTTCGTTCTGTGTTTTAATCTCTGCTTCTGCCTCTACTGCAACGGCTTCTTCAGCCTGCCTGAGCAATTCTTTTTCCTTCAGCTCTTCCATGAGCTTTTTCTGCTGCGCCAGGCGTGTGTTTTCTGCTAAGACAGCACTTATATCTAGTGTTTCAAAATATTTGTTCTTGAGCTGTTCTTCAAATTCGGAATTCAGTTCGTGGACCTGTCTGAGATGCAGATCTGCAGAGATCCTAGTAGCTGAGATCATGTTTCCGATATCTCTGAGTTTGTAAGTCTTGTTCAGCCATCTGTCATCCCAGATCTTTTCTAAAGGGATCAGCTTGGCATATGGGCCGATGTTCTGATCATACAGAGCCTGAATTTCCAATCTCTTAGCTTCTTTTTCTCTGTCAGCAAATGCTTTTACCTGTGTGTCAATTGCCTTTGCGGTCTCATCGACCATTTTCTCTACGTTCTTACACTTCGTTTCAAATTCTTCAAACGGTGAGTAGAAGTTCCTTTTCTGTCTGATTCTCTCATCAGCAATGACCTTCTTCAGTTTGTTCAGGTTTGCTCTGTCTCTTTCGGCATCCTTGATACCATCTTCAGTAACCACCAGGTTCTGATACTTCTTTAAACTGACTTCCAACTGTTCTTTCAGCTCATCAATGTTGGAAATCAACTTTGGCATCTCCGGTATAGGAGAAACCACCAGTTCCAATCTTTCTTCCATTTTCCTTTTTACCTCCTTAGATGATTGGCAATATAAGTGCTGGTCTCCTGCGCTGTTTTACGCATTCCCAGAACTCGATTTCTTTTGGTAAGAGATACTTAAGATCCTCTTCAACCTCTTCTCTGGTGTCGGCTATCTTGTAATCTCTTATTTCTCTGAAGATGCTACCGTCAGCCATGTGCCTGATCAGGTATGCTCTCAGATATCCGAACTGTATCTTTGGATTAGCCAGAAAATACTGTAAGGTCTGTGTGTAATAGTAATCAGGTATTGCCCCATCCTTCCATTTCAGATAGGCCTGACCGCTTGCTATCTCACATCTTTTTATTTCCAGAAATCCCAGTCTGCCGGTTTCCTTTTCAACAAGTATTCCGTCCGGTGAACATCTTATGAAGTCATGTTTAGGATGGATCATAATTCCATTTTCAACATGCCTTACTTCCAGATCCGGATAATCGACGGCAAACAGTTTTCTCAGAGGGTCCTCACTGTTAGTGCCATTCTGAACATACTCAACATCAGAGATGTCCTTAGGCTTCCTGAGGCCCATTTTCTCTTCCCACAGTTCAACATTCGTCTTATAGGGAGAAAGCCCCAGAACTGCAGCAACATCGCTTGAACCAATACCTTTAGTCCTTGCCTGCAACCATTGCTCTCTGTTCATTTCGTTGTTTCCCTTTCCATTATTTTTTGGTATAATTTGTATATCCTTAGATGAATGCAATAGCATCGTCACTGAGACATCTCTTTTCAGCTCATCGAGATGTCTTTTTTTATCTTCCGCTAAATTTGTACCGAACATATATAATCAACAGTACCAAAAGCGGATATGTAGCCAGTATTACACATCCGGCAAACATGACTTTACACATGATCTCTTTTGATAATTCTCTTAAATTCATTCCATATACTCCTTTGGCTTTAAGTTCATCTTCTTCAGCACCAGCTCTGTCGGTGCCATTTTTTCTCTGGTCTTTGGGATGTAGCATCCCTTCTCTTCAAGTTCTTTATTAACAGCATCAATGATGTTTCTGGCTTCATGTCTAGCAACCTGGAAGTTGTCTGACAACATTGATGTTGTAATAAACGGTGTGGTGATTTTTATCATGGCAATACGCTCCTTTCTGTTATAATGACCTCTGGAAGGAGGTGATAAATATTCAGGTTGTAATAACAACAGTTGATGGAAAAAACTATACTTTACGCAAAACAGATGAATTATGCGGAATTCCTGTTAGCGATGTGTTGGAAGACTTTGTTTTAGTTGAATCCATGATGCGTAATGACGAAAACATAATTACAGTTGCATCAAATACTGCGAAATATGTATTCAACAAAGCAAACATTATTTCCATCAAAGCTATAGACAATTCTGTTCCACCAGTAATTGTCTAAGCATTAGCCTTGTCATATTTGGCAAGGCTTATTTCTAACAAATAGATTTCTCCACCTATTTCTCCTCGGACTTTTTCAGCAGTGGATTTGTTCATCCAGTGTGCATCTTTGAGATTAGGTGTGAATAAAATGCCTTCTGATTCTTCGTGATAGCGCTGGAAGTATAAAAACCCAAGCCTGACTACATATATATGCATCCCCTTCTCCTTTCCGGTTTCACCTTACTACTACTTTAATTAGTTGCCATTTCGTCAACTTGATTTGCAAAAAAAATGGCATTTCTCGAAGCATCGTCCAGATTAAGAATGGAACAAATAGAAGCAATCTCTGACTGATTAAACTCTCTTTTGTTATTAACTTTGTAGGATAACGATACATATGAAATGCCAATTGCTTTTGCAAGTTTGTTGAAAGTAAACCCGTTCTTCAAAATCTCAGCCTTTAAAACTAAACTATTAGTCATGGTTCTGTCTCCTTTCAATAACTATTGTTGGAACCTAATTCATTATGGTTGACGTTTCGTCAACCTAATTCGATTATAAGGTATAGTTTATTGATTGTCAACAGGTTTTAACGCATTATTTAATTATGTTGATATTGTGTCAACCACATGTTAAGATAGTTTTATTACAAGGAGATTTTTAATATGAAAACTATAGGTGAAAGAATCAGAGAAAGACGATTAGAGTTAGGCATGAGTCAAGAAGAACTCGCTTTAAAGGTAAATTACAGTTCAAAATCAACAATTAATAAAATTGAGAGTGGTGTTAATACCAAAAGAGGTTTAAATCAATCTAAGATTGTTGCTTTTGCTAATGCGCTTAATACTACTCCTTCTTATCTTATGGGTTGGGACGATAACGTTGACGAAATTATTCCTTTGAACGTAATCACCGATATGATGTCTATTCCAATTCTCGAAAACGTAACTGCTTCATGTGGCACCGGTTCCTGGGCTGAAGAGGATATAATCGACTATGTTGGCCTTCCTAGATCTGTCTACTCCTTCAATAAGCATAAGAAATACTTCGCCCAGGTTGCCAAGGGTGACTCCATGATCAACGCCGGTATCGAAGACGGTAATCTCCTTGTTTTTGAAACATATAACTCTCCTGAAAACAATATGATAGGCTCCTTCTCTCTGAACAACTCAACCTGCGTCTGCAAGATCTTCAGGATCATTGATGGCCGTTACTATCTCCTCTCCGCAAACGAAAACTACCTTCCGATAGAAATTACTGAGGATATGGACTTCCGCATGGTAGGACTACTTAAGTATATCGTCAAAGAAGTAAAGTGGAGAGCGGAATAGATATGTGAGATTTTAGAAGATTATGTGAAATTTGCCTAACCAATTGACATATGAAATGCTAAGGGTTAGTATTAAGTTACTAGCAAAACTAGTCGAAAAGAATACAACAGCCTTAGCAGTATGCTACCTCAATCATAGGAGGAATGCAGAGACTAAGGCTTTTTCGTAGAAAGGGATAATATGAATACTACAAACAAAAAAACAAAAGTAAAACAACCTGAAGAACCTGTCGTGTATGACAATGTTGTAACAGCCATTCTTATAGACGGTGGTTTTTATAGGGTAAGAGCCAATAGCTGTATTGGTTCTAAATTGCCTCAGGAAAGAGCTGATGAACTAGAAGCTTATTGCAAAAAGCATCTGGTTGAAACCATTTATGGAGCAAAACATAATCATAAATTATATCGTATATTTTACTATGACTGCCCTCCTTCAAAGAAGGCGGTATATAATCCAATAACAAAACAAAATGATGAATTATCAAAAACTATGAGTTATCAATGGACTGAAGAGTTTTTCAAAGCCCTTAAAGAAAAAAGAAAATTTGCTTTACGACTTGGAGAATTATCTGATAACAATGTTGGATATTTTTTAGGGCCAGCAAAAACCAAAGCTATCCTTAGTGGGAAACTAAAATTAGAAGATGTCACCGAAAACGATCTGCAGCTTAGTATGATGCAAAAAGGTGTAGACATGAGAATAGGCTTAGACATTGCCTCATTAGCATATAAGAAGGAAGTCAATCAAATAGTTCTGATATCTGGAGACAGCGATTTTGTGCCAGCTGCTAAACTTGCTCGCCGTGAAGGAATTGACTTTATTCTCGACCCTTTAGGAGCTAATGTTAAAGATAATCTGTTTGAACATATAGACGGGCTTAACACTAAGGATGGAAGATTCCTAAAAAAGAAAAAATAGCATCATACATAATATTGTATGTTTTCGAAATAAATTCCTTGTTTGTGAATAGGAGGTTTTAATATGCCCGTTTATGATGCACTAATGAAAAAAGATGGTACTCCAAGAACTAATCCGGTTGCTATTAAGGATGGTAAGCGTTATTTCTTTGAGGTTTTCTGGATCGATAACAACGGCAAGAGAAGAAAGAAAAAGTCCAAGAAGTATAAATCCCCAAAGACTGCAGCAAACGCTGAGAGAGCTTTTCTTGCGACTCTGGGAGAGATAGAAGACGAATCCATGACCTTTAAGCAGTTGGAGGAACTTTATCTTGCAAAACGCAAGAATGAGCTCAGGCAGAACGTATTCATCAACCAAAAGGCAATGCTGAAGCATATGACCGATCAGCTCGGCAATATAACAGTAAATAAGCTTACGATTCAGCAGTACCAAAAAGCCCTATACGAACTTGATAACCTGAAAAGGAACGGAAAGCCTTTCTCTGCAAGATATAAAAACACCGTCATAAACAACTTCAAAGCTATGATCGCCTATGGCAAAAAAATGTTTAATCTAACTACAGATGTTCCGGATAGATTCGATAGTTTCAAAGATAAGCCAACCTTAGCGAAAAACATCGAAATGAAGTTTATCACTCATGATCAGTTCATACAGCTGATCAGCGTGGTAGACGACCCTCAGTATGATGCGTTGTTTACCACTCTGTACTTCATGGGATTGAGAATCGGTGAAGCAAACGCTCTCAGATGGTCAGACATCAATTTTGATAAAAACATATTGTCAGTCAATAAAACGATCTCTACCAAAAGAAAAGATGAAGATGGTAACTTTATTGAGAATCCTCCTAAGACAAGTACCAGCAATCGCACCCTGCCTATGCCGGATGTTGTAAGGAATAAGCTACAGGCTCTCTACGACCTGTTTTCTACTCACGATTATTTCAGTAAACAATGGTTTGTATTTGGTGGCATTAGGCCTCTCTCTGAGTCTACTGTTACAAATGTCAAAAATAAGTATTTTGCAAAAGCTGAACTGGATCCGATCAGATTACACGATTTCAGACACAGCTGTGCGTCTTATCTGATAAATAATCTGGGAATTGATAATATTATGCTGATTTCACGTTATTTAGGTCATAAGGATGTGGCAATGACACTGAATAGATACAGCCATTTATATCGCTCAAAACTTGATGATTTAGTGGTTGAAATCAATAAATTAGAAAAACAATCATCAAAAAAGTTCGCCTAA